TATGTGGGACGTGAGTTTGTCCACGGCGTTGTGGACTGCTACACCCTTGTTCGCGATTGGTACGCGAGGGAATACGGAATCCAGCTGCGTGATTATGACCGGCGGGACCAGTGGTGGGACCACGGTCAGAACCTGTATCTGGATAACTTCAGCAAAGAAGGATTTCACAAAATTCCAGTGGAAGAGGTTCAGCGGGGTGATTTGATACTTATGAACCTTGTTTCGCCTGTGCCAAACCATGCGGCGATTTATATGGGTGATCAGCAGGTGCTGCATCACGTCCAGGGCAGGCTCTCTAGTCGTGACCTTTATGGCGGCTATTATGGCAAGAGCACTGCCTGCGCCTTGAGGCATGAACAGAGGTCTGAAGGTAGTTAAGGTCTACGGCGCTCTGCGTAAACGGCTAGGCCAATGCCGGTTTGAGTTTGATGTGACTACGCCAGCGCAAGCCATCAAGGCTTTGTGTGTCAACTTTCCAGGGCTAGAAAAGTGGTTGATTGACAGTGAAAAAGACGGGATAGGTTATCGAGTTGCTGTTAGCAAAGAAAAGGCAACCGAGCAGGATGTCAGCCCTCTGCTGATGCCTTTTAGCGATAAAGAGGTTTTCAGCATTACGCCTGTGGTGGCTGGTGCTGGGCGTGGTGTTGGAACAATTTTGGCTGGTGTCGCGTTAGTTGGTTTAGCTGTTGCCACGGGTGGCACTGGCCTGTCCCTTGGCCTTAGCGGTTTTAGTGGAGGTTTAGGCGTCTCTGCTGCCGTTGGAAATGTGGGTTTGTTTCTCACGTTGACAGGCATTGCACAGGCAATTTCTCCTCAGCCTGAAATTGGCCTGGAGCGTGGGCGGGAAGCGGCGAAGCTTGAGTCCTTTGTTTTTAATAACGTGGTCAATACAGCAAAGCAGGGCTTGCCTGTGCCAATAGCCTATGGACGTGTGTTCGTTGGTTCGGCGGTGCTGTCCAGCGGCCTTGACGTTGATCAAAAACAGGCATGACACAGACAAAGTACGTTCAAGGCGCTGGTGGTGGCGGCAAAGGCGGCGGCGGCGCTCATACGCCGACTGAAGCAGATGACACTCTGCAGTCGATCCAGTTTGCCAACGTTCTTGATTTAATTAGCGAAGGTGAAATTCAAGGTTTAGACGATGGCAACAAAAGCATTTTTTTAGACAACACCCCAGTTCAGAACGTTGACGGGTCAAACAATTTCTCTGGTTACACCGTCATTACGCGCAATGGCACGCAAGGTCAGACGCATATTCCGGGCGATTTTGGCGCTACTCAAACAGAGAGAGCTGTAAACATTGAGGTAACTAACAGCACGTCCGTCACTCGAAATGTTTTAGGAACAGGCGTTGATCGTTTACGGGTAACGCTGACTATTCCTAGTCTTCAAAAGGTAGAAGATGACGGCGACATTGTTGGGCATACCGTTGAAATTAAGATCCAGATTCAATATGACGGCGGTGGTTTTAACGACGTAGTTACAGACACGATTAGCGGCAAGAGTAGCAACCGCTATCAGCGTGATTACATGATTACGTTGAGCAGCAGCACCAATGTTCAAGTCCGCATGGTGCGGGTCAGTGCTGATGAAACAAGTCAAAAACGTGCGAGCACAACGATCTTCCAAAGCTTTACTGAGCTAATTGATGAGAAGCTAAGCTATCCAAACTCTGCTTTAGTCGCGCTTCGCTTTGACTCTCGCGAGTTTCAAAGTATCCCCACCCGCAAGTATTTGATTCGCGGGATCAAGGTCAAGATTCCAAGCAATGCGACTGTAGATACGACAACACATCTCGGCAGGATTACTTATTCCGGCGTCTGGGACGGCACTTTTCAGGCTGCAACGTGGACAAATGACCCGGCCTGGTGCCTCTACGATTTGCTGATCTCAGACAGATTTGGGGCGTCTGTGCCGGAATCTTCGCTGGACAAGTATGACTTTTTCTCCGTGAGCCAATACTGTAATCAGCTTGTGGATGATGGCAAAGGCGGGCAAGAACCGCGTTTTAGCCTCAACATGTTGATCAATAGTCGCGCTGAGGTTTACAACGTTATTCAGGAGATGACAGCCATTTTCAGGGGCATTGCTTATTACGGGGCAGGTTCTTTAGCTCTTAGTCAAGACAAGCCAACCGACTCAAGTTATGCACTTGGTCCGTCAAATGTAATCGATGGTCTGTTTACTTATACCGGCACATCGCAAAAAGCTCGCCACACTGTCGCGACCGTTGCTTATCAGAATTATGACACGCAAGGTGACACAGAGTTTGAGTACGTTGAAGACCATGACGCTGTTGCCAAATACGGCATTATTAACAAAGACATTAAAGCTGTTGGTTGTTACAGCCAAGGTCAGGCGCACAGGATTGGCAAATGGACCCTCTTATCAGAGCAGAACCTGACTGAGACGTGCCAGTTCGCTGTTGGCATTGAAAGCGGCATCATTCTTCGCCCAGGGCAGGTTGTAGACATTGCTGATCCAGTTAGGGCTGGTGTCAGGCGTAGTGGTCGCGTGCGTTCTGCCACAACCACCCAGTTGACGGTTGATAGCAGTACCAACCTGTCAGTCAGCGTGGCAACCAGCGATAACGATCCAAAGGTTTCAGTCATGCTGCCAAGTGGCATCGCTGAAACACGCAGCATCCCTGCTGGTGGTATCCAACCACAGGCAAATGGGACGGCAACGATTGACGTGACCTCTGCGTTTAGCCAAGCCCCTACAGCTGGTTCGGTGTTCTTGGTGCAAACGTCTGACATTCAGTCGCAACAGTTCAGGGTTGTTTCTGTCACCGAAACTGAAGATGGTGTCTATGGCGTAAGCGCAGCTGCTTACAACGCCACGATTTATGACGCGGTTGAGTCTGACAACGAGCTGACCAATCGAGACATCACCAACCTTTCAGCGGTGCCCAACCCTGTTGATTCGATCTTGGTAGAAGAGTTCCTGTACGAAACAGGTCAGGGTGTGTTTGTTGGTGCGTCAGTCAGCTGGCAGCATGATCGCGTCAACATCAGCGAGTTTCGCGTCCAGTTCCGCGTTGATGATGACAACTTCGAGACGCTGACCACGGCATCACCGTCGATCACCATTCGTGACATTCGAGCTGGCAATCTGCAGGTGCAGGTGCAGGCCAGAAACTACTTGAATCGCGGCAGCGTCATTACGACCAATACGTTCACGATTGAGGGCAAAACCGCTCCACCGCAACTGATTACAGATACATCAGACGCCAACTACATCGACTTCGACATGATTCCGGTCAACGGGCAGGCCAAGTTGACTTGGCGTCAGTCTCTTGACCTTGACGTGCGGAACGGCGGTCACGTCAGGCTGCGTCACTCACCCAACACCGCCAACGTTACTTGGAGCAACTCAACCAGCATCTCGGAAGAGATCGCAGGTGCTGCAACGGAAGCCTACGCAGACCTGAAATCTGGAACGTATTCAATGAAGTTCATTGATTCTGGTGGTCGCGAGAGTCAAAACTTTGCGCTGATCGAGTACACGAAACCAGAGCTTGAAAGCACTGAGGAAGTCTCGGCATTGTCGGCAACAGAGGATCCGACATTCCCTGGGACAAAGACCAACCTCAGCGTGGACAGCGTTGATCAAGAATTGGAGATGGCAGCCAATGGCTCTGTGCTGCACACGACTGGAGAGTATGTGTTCAACGGCAATCCATTCACGTTGACGCATGTAGGAAGCCTGCGGCTTGAAAGCACCCTGCGTGCTCGGTCTTACTTCCCAGCAACCAACCTGATTGATGATGCCCCAGACTTCGATGCGATCGTGGATTTTGACGGCACAACGCCAACGACCTGTGATGTCAAGTTGTATGTGCGAACAACGGAAGACGATCCAAGCGGTTCTCCGACTTACACCTCTTGGCGTCACTTCAACAATGCAGAGATCAAGTGCCGTGCATTTGAGTTGAAGGCTGAGTTTGAGACGAACGACGACACTGCCCAGATCTCAGTAGACCAGCTGCGCGTTAAGGCGTTGATGCCTTTCCGGTCATTGTCCGGCGAAGTTACGACCAGCGCAACAGGTGATACGACCGTCAACTTTGGTACGGGCAACAGGTTCTACGTCAAACCGTCGATTGGCATCATCTTCGCTGCGTCTAACACCACGGATTACTACGTCATCTCCAACGACAGCAGCGGGTCCAGCTTTGACATCTCCGTCTACAATTCGAGCAACACCCGGATCGCTTCAACGGTCCGCTGGAACGCTGTCGGTTACGGACGAGGCTAATGGCACAAGCTGACCAGCAGATTCAAAATGCCAGCGGTAGCTCGGTCCGTGCTGACCTCAATAACAATTTTGACGCGCTGTTTAGCAATAACTCTGGATCGTCTGAACCATCGACGACCACAGCGTTCATGTGGTTCGCTGATACCACTAATGATGCGTTGAAGATTCGCAATGCTGCGGACTCTGCGTTCATCACCGTTGGCACGCTGTCAGAGACCAACCTTGGTCTTGCACTGAAAGCCAGCCCTACATTCACCGGCAACGTCGGAGTACCCGCTGGAACGGTTAGCAGCTTGCCCATCAGGCGATCTGACGACACCAACACGGGGATCTACTTCAGCGCAGCCGATACGCTTGATATTGCGACGGGTGGAACGCGCCGTGCTCACTTCGACAGCAACGGCATCACGATCCGTGACCGCAA